GGCTCTTATTTTACTCACAGTGTTTGTAGGATATATGTGGTATAATCCAAGGGTTGTCCGAGTTCCAGTACGAACCACTGTACCCGTCCCACCCAGGCCTGTGGAAACACGCCGTGAACCCGAGTTCAGAGGGCCACCAATTAAAAAATACAAACCTGGTCACATGCAACAGATGGGAATCATAACCGGTCCAAATGAAGAAACGATGCCTTTATACGGGAAGGAGGTGCGAGGTAGGAGAGATAGGTATCATTATTACACGACCACTGGTGATCATAACTTGTACCCAGTGCCATTGAGTCACAATTCGAGAGATTGCATGGAGGATATGGGCTGTCAGGAATTATACGGAAATGAAACAGTCTCAGTTACTGGTAAAACTGGTTCATTTGAGGTTAATATGTATAGGACTGATGATTTCTTTTAAAGTTTGCACCGCCTTCGGCTATCTTCTATGACGCGACCAGAAGATAAGATGCACCCAAGGGATCCGAGAATCATTAAACCCTTGGCATAGTTGGTTTTATTGGGAACATATTTCAGCCCGATGAATAGAGATATCAGGGTGGCGAATACACTGGCCGTTAATAACTTAAGATCAGTCTTGGGCATAGGTCGTCCTTCCTTGGACATGATGTTTGGGATCCTGAAAAATCCCATAATTAGGGATGTACTTATCATTGTTTACTACTATCACTCAAGAATTTTTTTTAATGTGATGAGATCGTATTCTCTACCCTGAAGACCACTGCTTTTTGATAGTCTGGCTTTCATGTTTAATAGTTCCACAATCATTTCACTATCGAGATATTGAAGAAAATCTCTCTTTTGCTCAATATCATCAAGCTGACTTCGTTCCTTCTTTGATTGAACATACGGCCATACATGTTTTCTCAGAGAGCGAAGCTCTGCTTCCATTCTCGTCATGTGAGGTAATATGACCTCGCGTATAAGTTTGTTTGTCTCATGAAGGTCATCCTTCCATTCAGTCATAGTTTCATTATGATTTAAATTTCTAAGTCTATTATAATGATTCCCATCAGCCTCAGGAACAAAGCCAAAAAATTGGGTATTAGGGTAACTAAAGATGTCAATGGAAAACGCGTAAAATTAACGGAAAATGATATCAAGAAATTGATTTTCACCGTACTGAGAAACAGAGCCAGTAACACCAAAAAATTCATCCGTATTTGTAAAAATGTTCTAGTAACAGCCAGCCCAAATAACAATAGGAGGGTCACTAGATCATCTTTTCAGGCTCCACCCCGACCCCCACCTCCACCTCCACCTCCACCTCCACCACCCGCTCCCAGAAAACCTGTAATAAATGCGAAGCGTGCCAAACTCATGAGTGAACTGAAAGCCACCCTCAAGAAGAGGGGGATGGCGAAATAAAATCTCAATTATTAATATACGAGATGAATAATCAGGCAAACGCCAACAAGGCTAATAATAATTTCAACGCTTCTGCGGCGCTGAACAACTCCCTCAAAAATGCCGGTAACAACAATGGCATGGGACCCGGGGGCAACAACAAGCCTGCCAACAACAATGCCAAGCCCAACAACGGCAACAACGGCAACATCAACAATGCTAAGCCCAACAACAACGCGAACAGGGGTAACAACAACGCGAACAAGGGTAACAACAACAAGGCCAATAACAACGCGAACAAGGGTAACAACAACAAGCCCGCCAACAACAACGCGAACAAGGGCAACAACAACAAGGCCAATAACAACGCGAACAAGGGCAACAACAACAAGCCTGCCAACAACAACGCGAACAAGGGCAACAACAACGCGAACAAGGGCAACAACAACAAGCCTACCAACAACAACGCGAACAAGGGCAACAACAAGCCCGCCAACAACAATACGAACAAGGGCAACAACAACAAGCCCGCTAACAACGGTAACACTATGTCGGCAAACGCTATAAAGCTTCGCAACCTGGCAAAGAAGATTGCGATGAATGCTATTAACAAGGCTCGCAAGGAGATGAACAACCAGTAAGCATTCACAAAATATGAATAGAATAAACAATTAATTTACATACGCTCAATGTATGTAAATTAATTCCGATGTAAACAGTAAGATGTCTCTCAACGATCTTAAACGAGATTTTCTAAAAAAGTTGGGGTCTGGTCTACGCAATTTATTGAATGCTGATGAAATGGGTTCAGATCCCGATACCGATATGAAAGAATTCATAAAAATACACATGTTAATAAAGAATAATACAGGGAAATATGAGTTTTCTGAATCAAAATTCGTGACTGCTGTAGGTAGACTCGATTTTGATATACTTTCACATATTCTTTTACAATTCGATCAAATTGGTGTTACGATACAGAAGGTTCTTAAAGAGTCTAAATTCAATCCATTGACGATGTCAGGTAGGGAAATATACCTGGGTACATTGATTGAACAAGGTGAAATCGAAACGTTTTTACACTTTATCGCCTTTTAACTACATCCGTGGCGAGAACTGAAGCAGAGGAACACGACTGAAGGCATAGCCATGCAATCATAGGGAAAATCATTGGGGGTGGTAGTTTTGGGGGAAAGCTGGACGTAGCCTTATTTATCATATACCCCATAAGCATCACACATATACAAGATGTACATATGGTACTGATATGAAACATCAAATACTGATTTGGCATAGGACCCTTCTTATTACTCAAATAATCAGATAAGAATGGTATAGGTATCTTATTTATCAGAGGTAACTTACATATGAGAAGTAATGGAAATGGTATCATCACTCTTTATATACACTGATACTTTTTTTAGCGTCTGGTTATTTTAATATTGAATCGTTTTGACATAAATTTTTCAACTTCCCCAAAAGTTGGATAACTCCATAGATACCAACGGGACCAGAATCCAGCACTATCGATACCGCTAATCTTCCAATTTTCTTTGTCGCTTCGATCAACATTTAACATTTTCGTTTGGATCTTCTTAGGATCTCGTTCGTCTAAGGTCTGTCTGGGTACATGACCCCCATGACGCAATACATAGGAACGCATACGCGAGGGAGTCTTGTGTTTGGTGTAGTCTGAATATCCACTGGCACCAAAATCAACACTCCTGCCGTCGTCTAGTATCGCCCTGAACTTTTTCTTCTTATCAGGGCTTTTAGTGACTATGACGCGCATACTTATAATTTACAAAGATAATTTACTTACCGCAACCGCCACCACAGCAGTACCCCTCGGTAGAAGAGGGGAAGATGTCACGCTCAGGTCCACGCTTGACACGATACATGTGATCATACGCGTGGAGAACAGCGATACCAGTCACCATAGTGAGAAGAACGGGGCGGTTCATCTTACGGACCGAGAAACCATACAGACCAACGAGTGCGATGAGAACAAATTGGACGAGGGTTAGTGTGGGGATGGCGGGCATCTTGAAACGATCCGCCAGGGTTTTAGTTTCGGGGGTGGGCTCAGGGTTAGCGATCACCATAGACTCTTGCTTGTATCCGGGCATTTTTATTATCTACTGAGAAAATAATGTGGTCTCTCCTGTTGGTTCCCATCTCGATGATTTGTTACGATTATTTGAAATCACCGATCGACCTTCTCTATTTCAGTAAATTAGGGAGACCACTACTCGGTATACAAAATACATTCAGGGATATCATACATAACACATCCAAACACACCGTTAGGAATTACCCGGGTCTTTTCTTAATCAAGATGCACCACGAGACAATACGCAGAGAATTCGATCGTATCGCACCTACACTGGATAAGAAGTATTATCATGATATAGATCCGTGGTTTGAAATAAATAATAGCTATTACTTTTATAAAATTGAAAATTTTCCAGTGTTGTATGGTTTAGTTAAACAGATTAAGTGTATAGACACGAGTGTCGCAGCATTCGCAGTTGTAGAAGGTCCGATGATAATACCACCCCACAGAGCCGAATCCAATAAACTTCTACGGTACCAATTAACTATACACGGTAACGGTGATTGTAGTCTGTACACGGGTGATGGTAGACACATACACAGAGAGGGTGAAGATATCCTCTTTGATCATGCGAAGTACCATGAACTGATAAAAACTGGCGACGCTCGGAGAGTCACACTTATTCTCGATGTTCATAGGTGATTCCTACATACTGCGATGTACATATCACTTCCACCTATGAGTTCTAGGGTTTTGTCATCAACTGTGCGTTTTGTAAATGGTCCAGGTGTTCCATTCTTACATCTCATACACAATGCAGACAACTTGGTGACATCACATGCGAGTGGAATACAATCGGTGAGTTCTCCAAACTTTCTCTGAAATGCGTCACCATCGAGACCAGCTAATATCACCGATTTATTAATGTGAAGACAACACTCTACAAACTTCTTGAGTCTGGGAAAGAATTGTGCTTCATCTATGGCTATGATATCAGCCCGTTCAAATTCATCCGTATCGATGATATCAAATAGGTCATACACTTTATGACAATTGAACTTAACATTGTCGTGCGTTTTTAGGACTTCTTCAGCGGACCTAGTATCCTTAGCGGAATTGATAATCATCACACCTTTCCCGATAACTTTTAGACGCTTAAGTCGCCGAATAAGTTCAGATGTTTTACCAGAAAACATATTTCCCATAATAATCGAAAGTCCCATCTCGTCGCTGACTATTATAATCTTATATCTTTTATATGGGTGA